TGGATAGACAAGGCGGAGGAAAAACGGCTTATCTACAGACATTTTGTGCTGGAGGACAATCCGACCCTTGACCGGGCGGTGATAGAACGCTATCACAGGATATATACGGGGACGTTTTATGAGCGTTTTGTGCTTGGAAAATGGCACTGAAAATTTGGTAACAAGGAGAGACGGCAATGCGTGAAATACTTTTTAGAGGAAAACGTGTAAATAATGGTGAATGGTTTCAGGGCTATCCATGCCACTATGGTTGGATAGGAAAAGAAAAAGATTATATCATTCCCGATTATGCAAGTGCTTTATATACAATCGAAATTGATCCTGAAACTGTCGGTCAGTACACAGGTCTGACAGACATGAACGGCAACAAAATTTTTGAGGGGGATCTCTGTCTGTGCAACAGAAATATTTCAAAACATATTGACAAAAAGGTTTTTGAAATTAAGTTTGACCCTGAGACTGGATTCTTCGGAGAAAGTGACACGTCAAACATATGCCCTAGCGATTTTTATATGTGCGAAATTATCGGAAATGTTTTTGACACCCCTGAATTTCTGAAAGCTGGTGAAATGCCATGAAAGCACGAACGAACATCGTCAGACAAAGCGACATCAAGAAAGAGGTCGCAAAGGAAATGCAGAAAAGATATAGCGAACTGCAAGGCGAGATAATGCAGGATATCACGGAACAGATAATGGCGACTGTTTTGTGGACGCTAGATAAGTGGTACGGCTGGAAAGGCAAACGCCTGCGTGCATTTATCGACGCAGTAAATAGCACGTTTGACATCATGGACACGGCTGAATTCGATAACGATAACAACGCCAGTTATCTGAAAGAGACATACGGCATTGACCTGTCGGAACTGATATCAACGGAAATGACCGACAGGGTGCAGAAAGGCGGTTGAAATGACAGCAAAAGAATATTTGCAGAACGCTTATAAAATCGAGAGACGTGTGAAAATTATCGAAAACAAAGTCAAGAAACTGCGGTCACAGCTAGAATATGCTGGTATTTCATACGAAAATACAGGTGCTAGTCATGGTAGTTGCAATGGCGACAAGATGTCAAGCACCATAGAACGCATAGCGGAATACGAACGCAGGCAGCAGGAACTGGCGCTGATACTGATTGACAAACGTTTGCAAATTGAACAATCCATTGACGCAGTGGCAGACGCAGACCAGCGAGAAGTCCTTGAAAGGCGGTATCTTTTTTATCAGCGCTGGGTGGGGAAGTTCAACAAAGAAAACGGTGAATACATAATGGGGATCACTGACTATATGAACTATTCAGAACGCACAATATATAAAATTCACGGCGAAGCCCTGAAACATATCATTGTTCCGAAAGAGTGCAGTGAAATGCAGTGAAATGCAGTTATTAATCTGCTATACTGTATAATAGCCCGATAGGGTGAAAAGGTCAGTTGGTTATATCCTCAATAAAAGCCAACCCCATTTTTACGCCTGAGCGGCTAGCCCTCAGGCAATGTGCAGGGGCGGTGCGCCATCACTTAACCTGCTCCATGTTTTTTACTTCTTTTGTTTTAGATCTCCTGATTCCGCTATGGCATTAGCTGTGGCGGATATATCGGTCGATACTGCGATGATGTTGACACCGATACCAATCAGCCACACACACCTCTTAGCAATGTGTCCCACGTGTGGCATTTTTTATTTTCGGAGGGCGGCACTATGAAAGACTTTGCCTATTCTTTTTACCGCTCGGCAGCGTGGAAGAAGTGTCGCCAATCCTACATCGACAAACGCATACTAATTGACGGCGGTTTGTGTGAAGAATGCCATGAACGTGCTGGATATATCGTTCATCATCGAACATTGTTAACGCCAGCGAACATTCGTGACCCTGAGGTATCATTAAACCATGCCAATCTTGAATTTGTATGCAAAAAATGTCATGATAATTTCGAGGGTCATTTCTACCAAAAATCGCCTAAAAAATTAACAAAATGTGAATTTGACGCATTTGGTATGCCCATACCCCCCTCAAATTTGGAATGAAATTTTTCCTAAGATACCGAGGGGGCAAAGGTCATTTTTTACGCATGATAAAATCGCATAAGGGGGTGTAATCTGACAATGGCAAAAATCAAAAAGAATTTGAGTGAGTTGCGAAAAGCTGTGGATAGTTGTGAACCAGCTAAAAGAGAACTGGGCATAAAGCTGTTAGATCAGCTGGAGTACATGGAAAATCTGCTGAGCGAGTATCAGAAAAAAATAAAAGCAGAGGGCGCAATCATCGAAGCAACAAACGGCAATGGTTTTACTGTCAAAACAGAGCACCCCGCAAGCAAGGCGTATGCAACACTAATCGGAAAGTACAATGCAATGGCAAAGACCGTTGAAGACATTATTCTCGACAGCCTGCAAAAATCTGAGGGTGACGAGTTGCTGGAATTCCTAGGCGGTGCAAAGCGTTGACGGAGTTTGAAAAATATTTTACTGGCATTTATGACGGGAGTATCGTTGCGTGTGAGAAAATGAAAAAGGTTTCGGAAATGCTGCTGAACAGATTCGCAAGCCCTGATGAATTTCATTTTGACGAAGCTATTGCAACACGGCATACGGACTTTATCGAAAAATTTTGCAAGCAGCCGTCTGGAAAACTAGGTCAGCCGTTGAAGCTGGAGTTGTTTCAAAAAGCGAGATTGCAGGCATTATTCGGTTTCGTTGATGATAACAACCTACGTCAGTATAACGAATGCCTGATAATTGAAGGTCGAAAGAACGGCAAGACAACGGAAATTGCGGCGGTCGAAAATGATATGCTAGTCAATGACGGAGAGGGTTCACCGCAGATATATAACGTCGCCACAATGCTAGATCAGGCAAAGTTAGGCTTCAACGCCTGCTACAAAATGATAAAACAATCGCCATTGCTGAGCAAGCATATTCGCAAACGTGCGTTCGATTTATATTTCCCGTTGAACATGGGATTTATAAAGGCTCTTGCGAGCAATTCAAACAGCCTTGACGGTTTGGACGTTCACTGCGGTGTTATCGACGAATTGGCGGCGATAAAAAACCGAGATTTATATGATTTGATAAAGCAAGCAATGGGTGCTAGACAGCAGCCCATTTTATTTTGCATTACAACAAACGGCTTTGTTCGTGGCGGCATTTTTGACGCCCAATACGAATATGCGAATAATCTGCTATACGGACGGTTGACAGAAAACAATAACAGGTTTCTGCCGTTTATCTATGAGTTGGATAGTCCTGACGAATGGGATAAGGAAGAATGTTGGTTGAAAGCAAACCCTGGACTGGGCACGATAAAATCAACCGATTATCTGCGCCAAATGGTGCAGAAAGCCAAAGATGACCCTAGCTTCAAAGCAACGGTTATGGTCAAGGATTTCAACCTTCCGCAGAATACTGAAAGCGGCTGGCTGAGATGGGACGAGCTGAACAATGAAGAAACTGTCGTGGACTATCCGTTTAGATATTTCATCGGCGGTTTTGACGCTGCTGATTATATAGACCTTAACGCTGCAAAGGCTATCTGCAAAAAGCCTGATGATGATAGGTTATATGTAAAATCTATGTACTGGATACCGCAAGCCGTTCTTGACGCTGACGCTGAAAAGGGTGACAGACGCGGACGAGATAGTGTGCCATATGAACTGTGGAAATCACAAGGCCTGCTGAGGACGTGCGAGGGAAATAAGGTCAACAAGCGTGTTATTTTGGATTGGTTTTTGGAACTGAGAGATAAAGAAGACATTTATCCGTTGGCTATCGGCTATGACCCTTGGCACGTTTCGGACGAACTGATAAAGGCGTTTGAAGAAGAGTTTGGCAAGGGCGTTTTAATACCTGTGCGCCAGGGTGTTATAACACTGTCTGACCCGATGAAGAACCTGAAAGCTGAATTTCAGCGACACAACATTGTTTACGACAACAACCCAATTGACAAATGGTGTTTTCTAAATACGGCTGTAAAGACGGACGTCAACGGCAACATTCAGCCATGTAAGAAATCTGACCGAACACAGAGAATAGACGGACTTGCGGCGTTGCTAGACGCATATGTGGTCTATTATAATCGACAGGAAGAATTTGAGAGTTTGATATAAGGAGATAAAAGTGACAACCGAAGTAATTAACAATCTATTTGGCATAAAAGAAAGTTTTGAACTTCCGCAGGTGCTTCTTGCGAAACTTCTTGACAAAGTTGAAAAAGACAAGCTATGTAAGGAATTTGTCAAACAAGGTTTCAACGGCAATAACGATTGCCTGCGTGACTATTTTCAAGAGAATAACGCAAACCGCAATAATCTAAAGCAGGATTATACGCCCGATTGTCTGTGCAAGTTGATTTCTAATCTTGCGCCAAAGTCAGAAAAGATAATTGATATATGTGCAGGAACTGGCGCACTGTCGGTTGGTATGGATAGGGATAGCGTCTTTCAATGCGAAGAATTGTCGCAGATGAGTATTCCTGTGCTACTTCTCAATCTTACGCTGAGAAATAAGAATGCTGTGGTTCTGCAAAAAAACGTCCTGCTCAACGAAGTGCAGAAAGTCTATAAGCTGAGTAAATCGGACGAGTTTAGCAACATAGAAGTTGTTGACACATATGAGGAAAACGCAACGGACGTTGTTATATCAAACCCACCTTATTCACTGAAATGGGAGCCAAAGTCAGACCCACGCTTTGAGGGCTATGACCTTGCACCTGCTAAGGCTAGTGACTATGCGTTTGTACTTGACGGCTTATCACGGCTGTCAGACGTGGGCAAGGCATTCTATATCCTGCCTGCAGGTGTCCTCTTTCGAGGTAACGCAGAGGGCAGAATCCGCAAGCAACTCATAGAAAATAATTTGATAGACGCAGTTATCTCATTGCCTGAAAATTTGTTTTTGAATACCTGCATACCTGTCAATGTTATCGTCTTCAGCAAGAACAAGCAAACGAGAGACATTTTGTTTATCAGTGCCGAAAAGCTTTTTGAAAAGCACGGCAAGCAGAACGTCATGACGGACGAGCACATTCAGAAAATAGCCGATACATATCACAGCCGCAGTGTTGTTGAAAAATTCTCAAACGTGGCAAGCTATGAGGAAATTGCTAAGAATGACTACAATTTGAACATTCCACGCTATGTTGACACGTTTGAAAAGGAAGAACTTCCGTCTTTGAAAGACCTCTGCAAAGAGCTGATACAAAGCGAACTTGAAGTGCGTAAGGCAACGAATGACCTTATGGCAACGCTGAAAGACCTCTGCGGTGATGATGAATACAGTCAGGTCAAGGACGATTTTCTAAAATTCTTTACCGAACAAGACATTGTTGGCGAAACTATGGCAACATGGCTTGAAATGAAAAATCTTGAAAACCGCACCGACTATATTATTTCCCATGCCAAGAAGGAACGCAAGCCACTGCTTGACCTTGTGACATTTGAACGAGTGAAAAAGGGTAAAGTGTACGAAGCTGGCACTGTCTATATTCAGCTATCTGCCACGGACGGAAAAGTAAGATATCTGTGTGAGAACTCAGAGCTAGAAACTAAATATGGCGTGTTTCAACTGAAAGACAAGAGCATGGGAACGAGATATCTTTTCTATATCTTGGAATATGAAATGGAAGCGTTTTTGGCACGATATCAGAGCGGTATGAACATCAATCCTGATATCTTCAAATTCATGCAAGTTACATACTATCCCGAAGTGAAGTATCAGCAAGAAATAGCTATGACACTTGACGGCATTCAGGCAAGATATGATGAGGTTTATCAAGAAAAAGAATCATGGAAATGTTTTAAGGAATTTCACTTGTCGGGAATGTTCTCATGATAAACAACTACAGGCAGAAAGGGGTGAAAAAATGGGTCTGATAAATCGTTTTAAGAACAGGTCGCAGGTAGTGACCCGATATAAGATGATGACGGAAATCGGCAACGGCTATTATAGCTGGGACGGCAATGTTTATCGGTCGGATTTGGTACGTGCCTGCATTCGTCCGAAGGTCAAGGCTATCGGAAAACTGACCGCAAAGCATATCAGAAAATCATATAGCCGAAATGGTGACGGCAGTATCGAGATAAACCCTGAACCATATATGCGAATGCTGTTGGAAGAGCCTAACGAATTCATGACAATGCAGAAAATGTTGGAAAAAGTCGCAACGCAGCTGTGTTTGAACAACAACGCATTTATTCTGATTATCCGTGACGGCAACGGCTATCCTACTGAACTATATCCTATCCCTGCAGACAGCGCAGAGTGCGTATATATCGGCAACGATTTGTGTTTAAAATTCACGTTTTTTAATGGTCAAAGATATACGTTTCCGTATGCTGACATCATTCATCTGCGCAGTGATTTTTACAAAGACGATATCTTCGGAGAACGGCTGAGTGAAACGCTGACGCCGTTAATGGAAATCGTAACAACTACAGACCAGGGAATTGTTAAGGCTATCAAGAATTCGTCAATCATTCGCTGGCTGTTGAAGTTCACCAGTTCCCTGCGCCCTGAGGATTTGAAAAAGCAAGCGCAGGAGTTCAGCGAGCAGTTCATGAGCGTTCAGAACGGCACAGGTGTTGCGGCGGTCGATAGCAAGGCGGACGCCAAGCAAGTTGACGCAAAAGACTATGTACCGAATTCATCGGTCATGGAAAAAACCACGCAACGTATCTATTCGTTGTTCAACACGAATGCAAATATCGTGCAATCGAACTACACTGAAAACCAGTACAACGCCTATTACGAATCGGAAATAGAACCAGTAGTAATGGAACTGGCTGGCGAATTCACACGAAAACTATTCAGCCGTATTGAGAGAGGATATGGCAACAAGATAGTTTTTGAAGCGTTCAATCTGAGCACTGCGTCGATGTCAACCAAATTGAATCTGGTGCAGTTTTTTGACAGAGGTATCATGAACGCAAACGAAATCCGAAGCGTGTTCAATCTGGCTGACATTCCTTCGGGCGATCAATACTATGTCAGACTAGACACGGCAAAGATAGACAGCAGTGAGGGAGGTGAAAATGATGAAAATTAACGTCAAAGGTACAATCATTCCGAATGATGACCAATGGATCTATGACCTTTTCGACATTGACGCCACTTCCCCTGCGAGGGTTTTAAAAGATATAACTGCGGCGGCTGAAAAAGGTGAGCCGTTGGAAGTTTACATCAACTCTGGCGGTGGTGATATTTTTGCAGCGTCTGAAATTTATTCAACAATCCGTGAATATTCAGGTGACGTCAAGATACACGTTGTTGGTCTTGCGGCAAGTGCGGCAAGCGTGATAGCGTGCGCAGGCAAGTCAGATATATCGCCGACAGCACAAATTATGGTGCACAACGTATCATCAGCGACAAGAGGTGATTACCATGACATGGACAAAATGTCAGAGATTTTGCAAAAAGCCAATGAAACCATTGCAAATGCCTACATAACAAAATCGGGCATGGCAAAAGAAAAGGCGTTAGAAATCATGGACAAGGAAACATGGTTGACGGCTGATGAAGCGGTCGGACTGGGATTGATAGACGAAATCGCAGGAAACAAGAACGCCAAGTCACAGCTTGTGGCGGCCTACTGCGATATCATACCACAGAACGTAATCGAAAGAATGAAAGCTGAACGTGCTGATAAAAAGATAACAGCACAGGCAAGGCTGGATAAGCTAAAGGAGGGTTATAAAAATGACAAGACAGGAAATGCTTGACAAGGCTCAGGCTCTCATTGATGAGGGCAATTTTGAGGAAGCCGAAAAGCTGGTGAATGACGCTGAAAAGGCGGCAAAGGCACAGGCAAATCTGAACGCTATGACAAAGGACCATGCGTCAGACACTATGAAAAATATCATTGAAAGGAATGAAAACAAGATGAGCGAGAATGCGATCACACACACATCAAACATCTATGACAGTATCGAGTACAGAACTGCATTTATGCACAACGTTCTCAAGGGCACACCAATCCCTGCGAAGTTTGCGAACGAGGCACAGAGCACAAAGACCACTGACGTTGCGGCTGTTATTCCGTCAACAACCATGCAGAGAATTGTTGAAAAGCTGGAGGAACACGGCCAGATCTATGCTCTTGTCACAAAAACCAATATCAAGGGTGGCGTGACAATTCCTACATCAAGCGCCAAGCCGGTTGCAACATGGGTTGCTGAGGGCGCAAGCTCTGACACACAGAAGAAGACTACAGGTTCAATCACTTTCAGTTACTTCAAGCTCAGATGCCCAATTTCAATGTCACTTGAAGTTTCGGTAGTATCTCTTGATTTCTTTGAAACTGTGTTTGTTAATCAGGTGGCAAACGCAATGATCGCCGCTATCGAGACAGCAATCATCAAGGGCGACGGCACAACCAGACCAAAGGGCATTCTGAAGGAAACTGTTGTCAGCGGTCAGAATGTGAACGTTGCACTGGCAAGCAGCATTACATACGATACCCTGTGGAATATGATGTCAAAAATTCCGTCAGGTTATAGAGCAGGCGTTAAGTGGTTTATGAACTGGTCAACATTCTGCACTATCCAGGCAATGACAGATACTCAGGGACAGCCTATCGCAAGGGTCAACTATGGTCTTAACGGCGATATGCAGCCATCAGTTCTTGGCAGACCTGTTGTGTTCTCTGATGATATCGACGCTTATACCGACGCTGTATCGGCTGACACAATCGTCGCTTTCCTTTTCCGCCCTGAGGACTATATCCTCAACACAAATCTCCAGATGACAGTCAAGAGATATGAGGATAATGACACTGAGGATCAGGTTATAAAGGGTATCATGCTGGTAGACGGCAAGGTCGTCGACAAGAACAGCCTTGTGACACTCACGAAGAAGAGCAAGTAATCATGATAATAAAGGGGGCATAACGAATGCTTGAAAGTTTGAAAAATTCGTTGAGGATATCACATAACAAGCTAGATAGCGACATTATGTCAAACGTTGACGCCTGCATGGAAGACTTAAAGCGTGTGGGCGTGTTCGTTCCCTTTGACGCCGACGATTGCAGCGCAATTCTGAAAAAGGCTATCGAAAACTATGTCAAATGGCAGTATGATTTCAACGGCAAAGGCGAAGATTTCCGCAAGAACTACGAGCGTCTGCGAGACGCACTAAGTCTGAACGAGGACTACACGGAGGGGATTTAACAATGTTTAATGATGTTGTAAAAATTGCCAAAGCAAAGATAGTTTCAGACGAAATAGGAAATCAAGAAAAGGTCGTTGACTGGGAGAATGCCAAAGAAGTGTTCTGTCAGGTATCATCAATTTCACGTTCTGAATTTTACAGTGCCGCACAGGCAGGGTTTCAACCTACGCTGAAAATCAAAATGGCAGATTACTATGACTATGACGATGAAGATATGTTATTCTACAACGGTCGGGAGTATCGTATCATACGCACATATGTTGCAGGAACAGCCATTGAACTGACGGCTGAGCGTTTTGGCGGTGATAACTGATGAAATCGGTCGAGATTGATGTCAGCAAGCTGGCAAAACAGGTCGCTGATGACCTGAAAGAATACAGCGAAGAAACCGCAAAGATAGTTGACGGCTGTATCGACGAGGTTGCAGACCAGTGTGTTGAAAAGCTGAAAACCACATCACCACGCCGAACAGGCAAGTATGCCGAAAGTTGGAAAGCCGAAACAGTATATGCTAAATCGGGCAACAAGCGTGTGATTGTGCGCAACAAAAAATACTACTACTTGACGCACCTGCTGGAGCATGGTCACGCAAAGAAAGGCGGCAAGGGCAGAGTAAAAGCATTTGTGCATATCAAACCTGTTGAGGAATATGCACAAAAGGCGCTGCCTGAGTTGATAGAAACGAGGTTGAAAAAATGAATTTGACATTGGCTGACATACGTTCACGATTAACGGCTATCGACGAACTGAAAGACAAAGTCGCATACTATTCATCACGTGATGAAATGAAAACGCCATACTGCGTGTTTTATCGTGAAAGCACCATAGACAGCGGAGACGATATGCACCCCGCAAGCCTGCGAGAACAGACGATAGTCATTGAGTTGTACACAAGGAAAATCGACGTTGAACTAGAAACGGCTGTTGAAAAACAGTTTGCAGATTTTGACTTGGAAAAGTCTGAAAGCTGGATAGAGGACAGCAAGGAGTATCAGATAAGATATTCATTTATCAATTATTTGAAGTAAAGGAAGAAACAATGCAATATTTAGGCGGCAAATGCAAAATTGCAAAACCTATCTCAGAACTTATTTTACAAAAAAAGGAAAATGCTAAGACGTTTGTAAGTTTGTTCTGCGGCGGCTGTGCAATCGAAACGAAATTAGCACCACATTTTGAAAATGTTATATGCAATGACCTGCACCTATATCTGATAGCTATGTATCAGGCATTACAAAACGGCTATGACTTGCCCGAAAATATATCAGAAGAACAATATAGATATATTCGTGAGCATAAGGACGAGGATAAGGCGTTGACAGGTTTTGTGGGCTTTGGGTGTTCGTTTGGTGCGAAATGGTTTGGCGGCTATGCCCGAAACAAAAAGGGTGACAACTATGCCAAACAAGGTAGGAATGCTATAATGCGAGATATTGAAAATCTTAAAACAGCAAAATTTACCTGTACCGATTATCGCAGTGTTGACATTCCTGACGGATCTATAGTATACGCTGACCCACCATATGTTGGCGTTACAGGCTATTCAACAGGCGAATTTGACAGTTCTGAATTTTGGAAATACATGAGAAAAATCAGCGAGAAGAACACAGTGTTTATTTCGGAATTGCAAGCACCTGACGATTTTGTTTGCGTTTGGCAAAAAGAAATTTTAAGGACGTTAAATAGTAATAACAAACGTCCAAAATCTATTGAAAAATTATTCGTACATAAATCACAAATTTAAAAAGGAGGAATTAAAATGGCTGAAACAAAGAAAGCCCCAAGTAACATTATTCTTGGAAGCGGTTATATCTACTATCAGGATTTCAGCGGTGAAACAGTGCCAGATGTTGATACTATCTGCACAGAAGCCAATGTGCTGGGCTATATTCAGGGCGGCGCAGCCCTGTCTTATAAGCCGACATTCTACACCGCAAGTGATGATGACGGCACACATCAGAAGACAATCATCACCGAGGAAGAAGCTACACTGAAAACTGGTATCATGGTATTCAACGGCAACACGCTTGACGTTCTCTGCGATACCGCAAGAGTAACAGAAGATACCAGCAAGAAACGCAGAACTGTCAAGATAGGCGGTCTGAAGAATATGCGTCGCAAGAGGTATGTTCTCTGCTTCCACCACGTTGACGCAGTTGACGGAGATATATGGGTCATGATCGTGGGCAACAATCAGAGCGGCATTGAGCTGGCATTTGCAAAAGACAAGGAAAGCGTTATCGACGCTGAGTTCAAGGCACTGCCAAGCGACAGCGACGGAACACTGATTACCTACATCGAAGAGGATAAGTCAATAAGCGCCACATAAGCAACACAAATACACAGCCTGCTGAGATTTTCAGTGGGCTGTTTTTTTGGAGGTGTAAAAATGCCAAAGACGTTGAATTTCAATAAAATGCAAAAACCTAGCCTGCGCATTGAGCTGGCTGACGAAAAGCATACCACGATATTTGTTATGCCACCCACAAAGGGTGAAATTGAAGCGTTTGGAGAAATATCTGCAAAGCTAGGTGGCAACAAGCTGGACGAAGCAATCGAAATGTGCGCAAAACTGATGTCACACAACATCGCAAAGATACCGATAACGGCTGAAACACTGGCTGATTGGGACATCTATGACATTCAGATGTTCTACCGCACATATATCGACTATCTGCTTGAAATCAAGAATTCAAAAAACTAGCACTCCCCTACTATCCACCGCAGGATAGAGAGGGGGAAAAATATGAGATTTCCTCAACGTGGGAAAAATTAGTTGCGGACTATATGGGTATATCCCTATATGATGTTGACGATATGGACTACTATGACTATCTGCTGATACGTCGTGACGCATTTATCGCACGGCTCAGGCAGAGCGAGAGCGGTCAGGAGTACCTAGATAACGCATATAGATTGACCTTGACGAAGCCTGACCGACAGGCTTTGCGAAAAAATTTCGGAAAGGGGGTAATGATAGGTGGCAAAAAGTAGCATTAAGGGCATTACTATCAAGATAGGCGGTGACACCACAGGTCTTGACAAGGCACTGAAAGAAACGAACAAAAAGAGCCGTGAGCTGGAGAGCGAGCTGAAAGCGGTCGATAAAGCCCTGAAGCTGGACCCGAACAACGTCACACTGGTCAAGCAAAAGCAAGACCTGTTGAAAGACAGTATCAAAGAGACCAAGTCAAAACTGGACGTGCTAAAAGAAGCACAATCACAGGTCACAGCACAGTATAAAAAGGGCGAGATAGACGCTGGGCAGTATCGTGCATTTCAGCGAGAGTTGGAAACGACAAAATCGAAGCTGTCAAGCCTGAAAGATGAAAAGAAAAATGTCAATGCTATCGGCACAGCGTTCAAAGAAGCCAAAGACAAGGTCGAGCCTGTCATAAAGAAAGTCGAAAAAGTCGGGTCTGTCATAGGCGGTGCGACAAGCAAAGCCGTAAAGTTCACGGCAACGCTGGGCAAAATAGACACGGCCATGATAGGCAAGGCGGCTGACGGGTTCAAGAAATACACGCAGACCATAGGTGTTGGTCTTGCGGCTGTAACAACGGCACTTGCGGCAAATGTTGAAGCAAGCCGCGAGTGGAACAGCGATATGACCAAGCTGAAAACAAACGCCGAAACCAGTGGCAACAATTTTGATTTTATGAAATCAAAAATGCAAGATTTGGTGGCTATTACAGGCGAATCCGATTCAAGCATTGAAGCGTTATCAAACCTTATGGCTGTCGGTTTCAGCGATGAACAAATGACGCCTGCTATAAATGCACTCAGCGGAGCGGTTGAAAAATTTCCTGACACCTTGAAAATTGAGAGCCTTTCGGACAGCTTGCAGGAAACTCTTGCCACAGGTGCTGCGACAGGTCAGTTTTCAGAGCTTATCGGGCGTATGGGTGATAGCGTTGATGATTTTAATGCGGGTCTACAAAGCTGCACGTCAGAGGCAGAGCGTCAGCAGTATGCCCTTGATTGGCTGGCAAATTCGGGTCTGTCGGAAATCAATGACGAATACCAATCTGCAAATAAATCAACGCTAGACTATGAACGTGCTAGTTTTGAATTGCAGGACGCCCTTGCATCTTTGGGAACTGCGTTTACACCTGTTATGGCTGGTGCAAAGGGAATGGCGGCAGATTTTCTGACAAAATCGTTGCCAGCTGTTCAAAAATTGTCGGGCGGTTTTACCCAACTGTTTGACGGCGTTTCTAGTTTGCTAGACGCATATGACAGTGGCGGTCTTGACAGCTTGACCGAACAAATTCCGATTGTTATATCTGGGCTGTTCAGTTCTGCGTCAGAAACGCTTGCCGAAAATGCACCTACACTAATCACAGCGTCAACCACAGTTTTAACATCTATCATTCAATCGCTAGCACAATCAGCTCCGTCACTAATCAACTCGATTTTGCCGTCACTGCTTAACGGCTTTTTTGGACTGATAAATGCGCTGGTTTCAACAATCCCTACGCTAGTGCCTGAATTGGTGCAGGGCGCAATCACACTGTTTTTAGGTTTGATTGACGGACTAAATGATGTTATCAAACAGTTGATGCCGATGTTACCTAGTTTGATAAAACAAATAACTGACACGCTGATTGAAAATCTTCCTGCAATCATTGAGGGCGGTTTCCAGCTATTAACAGGATTGATAACAGGTCTGACCAAGTGCACGCCCGATTTGATAGACAGTGTGATAGCGTTGATACCAGTTATCACAAAGGCTTTGACAGATAATCTGCCTGCGCTGGTCAAGGCAGGTATGGAACTGATTGTCGCATTAGCGCAGGGTTTGCCACAGGCTCTGCCTGACCTTATCGACGCACTTCCCGAAATAATCGGTGCTATCATAGACGGCTTCAAGGACGTTGATTGGCTGGACTTGGGTGCAAATATTCTCAAAGGCATTTTGAACGGCTTGGTTTCTGCGGTCAGCGGAATTTGGAGCGTTGTTGAAGATGTTGGCAGTGCCATTATAGACGGATTTTGCGATTTTTTTGACATTCATTCCCCGTCAAGGGTTATGGCAAAAAAGGTCGGTCAGTATCTGCCGTCTGGTATCGCTGTCGGTATGGAAGATACAGCAGACGAACCAGTGGACGAGGCACAGGCTATTGTTGACAGCGTTGCAGGTGTATCGGCTGAAATGGACCCTGTCATGATAGGCAGGCAGACCACAAGAAAAACGGCTGACAAAATATCAACCGAAGCTGACAGCACCACACAGCACGACAAAAGCGGTGATCTGACAGTGGTTATGAACATTGACGGAAAACGTTTTGCCGCAGTGACAGCGCCATACATGGACGTTGCTATGGCTGAGAAAATTAATCTAAATGCTAGGAGGGTGGCTGACAATGTCTAGTATAACGATAAACGGAAAAAATTCCTATACCGATTTCGGAGCGTTGCTGACATCACGCAGTACACCGCCACCAAACATCAGGGATATATCGGCTACTATACCATACCGCAATGGCGATATATGTTTCACATATCAGAATGGTGGTAAACCTACCTATGATACACGAACGCTGACATACAAATTCGTGTTTATGGGCTGCCCAAAAACCGTCCTGCGGAAAACAGTGGCAGATTTTGAAAACTGGATTTTGTCGGCTGGCGAATGTGACCTATATGACGATGCTGAAATTTACCATTATAAGGCAAGAGCAATTAGCTGCGCTGAAAGCGAAAAGGGCTATCATGTTGAGGTAACGGCAACGTTCAAGGCACAGCCGTATAAGATATCTGATGATTTTTCAGACAAGGGTTTTGACGATTTCAGTTTTGAAAACGACTATCTAAATCTTACGGACATGACGTTGACGGCTATTAAAATGGCTCCACACGCCCCTATGGGTGTTCTGAGAATCTATTTGTATTCGGACGTGCCGATAAAACCACGTCTGATATATAGGCAGTCTGCTGATGATACCGACAAGGTAGGATTCACGCATTTTCAAAATAACGGCGTTGATATATTTGAAAAGGTATACAGACCAACAGAAAAAACATTCGATATGGACGAACTGATTTTACAGCCAGGGTTGAACACTTTGTCAGCATATGGCTTCGGGTCGCTCACACTGGATCTGCATGAGGAGGTGTTATAAATGCACACTGTCACTATCAAAAACGGTGTTGAAAAAACCACGATACATAGTGATAACCTTGACCGCATTTCAGGTGGAAAAATCGTCAAGGCTGTCAATGCCGTTGACAGTTTTACGTTTACCATATATCCCGACAATGCAGGATATAACAAACTGAAACCGCTGACAACATCGGTCACTGTCACAGACGATAGCACAGGGAAAGACATTTTTATCGGACGTGTGCTGAAATGCCCTGACAGCATGGACGAACAAGGGCTGATTTGTAAATCTGTTACCTGCGAGGGGCGTTTAGGCTGGCTATATGACAGCGTTCAGCCGTATGCGGAATACAAAGTGGTAGGCATTCGGACAGTGCTTTCTTCGTTCCTCTCCAAACACAATGCACAGGTGGGTACAGATAAGCGTATAGAGCTGGGACAGGTCACTGTTACGGCAAGCAACAACTACACATACACTGCGAATTGGGACAAGACAATGAATGTCATTGCCGACAAGCTTATAGGAAAATTCGGTGGTGAGATACAACTTCGTGATAAAGACGGAAAGGTGTATATAGACTATCTGGAACATATCGGACACGGCACAGACACCACCATAGAGCTTGCGGTTAACCTTAAAACCATATCACGAGAAGTTGATGAAACGGCGGTCATAACACGTCTTTATCCTCTCGGTGCAAAGCTTACAGACAGCGAAAAGCGGTTGACCATCGGCACTGTGAATGGTGGCAAGGATTACATAGAGGACAGCTCACTTATCGCAAAATACGGCGTTATAAGCGGTCCGCAGATATGGGACGACGTTACCCTTGCGAGCAATCTTCTTAGCAAGGGCAAGGAGTATCTTAAATCTGTCAATCGTGCGAAAGTGCAGTATCAGATAACAGCACTTGACCTCTCGAGAATAGACAAACACATTGAGCAGTTTGAACTCGGCTGTTGGTACAGAGTAAAAAATAGTCTTATGGGCATAGACGAGGATTTGCGCATTGTGGGTATATCCATAGACCTTGACAATCCGCAGGCTTCACAACTAACCTTCGGTGACCGATTTGAAACGCTTTCGGGCTTTATGACAGCGAAAACCAAGAGCCTGCAGACCGCTATTGATGATAGCGAATTCAGAAATCGTCAGGTGATAGATAGCAAAATTGAAAACGCTACAAAACTGATTACAGGTGCAGAGGGTGGACACGTCATTCTTGACCCGTCCGAAAAACCAGAGCGCATTCTGATTATGGATACGGCTGATATAAATACCTGTAAATCCTGCATTCAGCTGAATTATAAAGGTTTAGGATTTTGGACGCCTGAATTGGCAAAAAAGGCTGGGCAAGCCGACGGTGGTTCTGCAAAAGACGGACCATATACGAATGCGTGGACTATCGACGGAAATTTGGTGGCTAGTTTTATAACCGCCCTGACCCTGACAGGTTTGAAAATCAACAACGGCAGTGGAACGTTCAAGGTGGACGAAAACGGAAATGTGGTTGCTAACAAACTGTCGTCGAAATCAGCGACTATCACAGGCGGAAGCATTAATATTCAAACGTCCAGCCAAAATACCAGTGCAATTCAGCTATCCCACAACGAATGGACACTGAAAGTCAGTCCGCTGGAGATACGCATTGATAACAGCACGATTGGTGGTCATATCGTCCTGCAGGCTGGTGCTATGTCGGGCTATTGGAATAACGAATTAAAATTTTCACTAGACACAAACAGCGGTAACATATCAACGTACACAGACAGCGGTAAAAAAGTATTTACAGTTGATACCAATAACAGGGCGATGTATCTGTACAACGAAAACGAAAAAACCGCAGTGCAGTGCTACGGCAAAACAGGTGATATCATGTGCAATAGCATAACCACGAAGAACCACACACTAGACTAGGAGGGATAAAATGGCAAATAATATTGATTTGGCGACAGCAATCGAAACTGTCAGAAACGCATTTTACGGCCGTGACGTTCGCCAGGCGTTGGTTGATGCACTGACGGCAACGGAGCAGGCAGTAAATGACCTAAACCAGAATAAAATAAAAAGCGGCACGATTGAATACACGCTGGAAAAGGCAGCTTCAAGCGTGCAGATACCGTTGAATTTGGATTTTGTGCCGAAGCAGATATGCGTGTCGCTAAGGGATATCGGCACACCTAGCCCATTTCAGAACTACTGCACCCATGTGCAGGTGTACAAGGGTGCATATTTTGCAGTTGTCTGCATGGGTCCTAGCAATGGTGCAACCACAGTCAACGTGCCTGCAGGAACGTATAGCATTGACTACATAGCAATCGTATAGGGGGTGCAGAAATGGTAATCAGATTAGACGAAAACTATAACGCAATGACATCAACAGCCCTACTGGGCTATATTGGTGAAACAAATGCTAGACCCGTGTCTGTCGAGGGCATGGAAATAGACGGCGCAGACCGCTATGTAATGACGATAGACTACGGCGACGGCGTGACATATGAGGTCGATATTACAGGCGGACAGTGGACACCAACGGCAGATATACTGCGGTCAGCGCAGACAGTCAGCTGCCAGATAGCAGCGAAGAAGTTGTCAGGTGATGAGTATATTTTAGTTAAAAAATCACGAATTTTTCGACTGCGAATAGGGGCGGCTATCGGTGATACAGCTATCCCGTCACCAAGTGTGGCAGCTGACGCACTAGACCGCATAGACGCCATAGGCAGGCAGACACACGCAGATATGCAGACAGCCGTCACCGCTGCAGAAACAGCGACAACAGCGGCTGAAAACGCTGAGAAATCAGCTACCACCGCAGGAGTATCAGCCGATACGGCAACGCAGGCGGCAAGCCGTGCTGAAACCGCAAAGACAGCCGCTGAAACTGCCGCACAGACAGCACAGGCGGTGGCTGACAGCCTGCCTGAGGATTACGTAACGGCAGTTGCAAAGATAGCTGAGAATACTGCTGAAATTTCTGCTGTGAAGCTGACGGACAAAGAACTGAAAAGGCGTGTGGACGCACTGTATTCCATTGGTCAGGGTATCACGCACCAGTTTGAAACTGACAGCAATACGGCATATGCTAAGACTGTGCCTACAGGCGGTAAATTGATGTCGGTTAAGTCGGTGGGCGGTAGGTCGATTGTTTGGAATCAGTTGATATCACAGATTGTCGAAAAAACATCTAATGGTATTGCAACTACAAAAGTTGATAGCAAATCGCTGCATATCAGTGGCACGTCTTCAGCGGTTTGTTTTATACCGATATCCCCGGTACAAACTGGAATTTCAAATCATAAATATTTATTCCATTCGCACGCCAGTGATACTACTGCGCTGTCTAGTGGTACGGGTTTTTACAACGATAACGGCGGAAATAGGTGGCATGAATACGGCAAAGGCATAATATTTACAATGGATGGAAATGGTACAATTGCAATTGCGTTCCGTGTAAATTCTAATATAACTGTAGATTTTTCAATCACGCCACAGATTTATGACCTCACCGCCATGTTCGGAAGCGAAAACGAACCCACAAGCGTGGAAGAATTTGAGGAAATGTTTCCAGCCGATTACTACCCATACTGTGCTGGGGAGGTTGTCAGTGCTGGGGTTGAGAGCGTTGTGGAGCAGGGACGAAATTTGTGGGACGAAGTATGGGGAGTTGGTTCGATTAACGCATCTAGTGGCAATGACGAAGGTTCAAAAGAGGCTATATATTCAAAAAACTATACGCCAATTATACCAAATTCAACCTATATCTTCGTGTACGCAGGTAGTGCCAAAATTGAAAATGTGAAAACCAGATTTTATGACCATAACAAAAAGTACATTGGCTATAACGACAACAACGGGCAAATTGTCTACCCAAACAAAGCATTTATAACCCCATTAAACGCATTCTATGTTCGTTTTACGCTTCCGCCAGACTATGGCAATGTTTACAAAAATGATATAGCATTGATAGCTGATAGTTCGGGAACCTACGTCCCATATCACCGCAACGAACACCCAATCCCCGAAGCAATCAAGGCACTGCCTGGCTACGGCGTTGAGGGGAATGCGGTAGACTATGAGGCTAAGACCTATACGCAGAACAACACTGTTGACGGAACGGAAGTCAAGGCGTTAGATACACCTATCGTAACCGATATATCAACCCTGATACCAGATGATTTCCTGCGAAACATCGAGGTCGAAGCAGGTGGTTCAGTGACATTCAAAAACAGCAATGACAACTATCGCATACCAGTGCCGTCAGAAGAAGAGTATGTTGTGAAGCTGAGTGAAGTGGGAGGTAACGTATGACGGATTTACAAAAGAAAATGGCTGACAAACTGGGGCTGACCCCTGACGATTTTCAGCCAAAAAAAGCCACAAAAGTTGACGAGTTAGAAGCACAAGTGCTATACACTGCGCTGATGACCGACACGCTGATTGAGGAGAGTGACGACAATGTATAGAAAAGTCAAACGTTTGTACGATTTAGGGCTGTACACTGCTGAACAGGTCAAGGATTTTGCTGACAGGGGCAAGATAACCCCTGAGCAGTATGAGAAAATCACAGGACAGAAATATGAAAGTGAGGTAGTAAAGTGAAATACATAATAATGCTGATGATCGTGATAGGGCTTGCGTTGGCTGATTTTGCCACAGGCTGGATAAAAGCCTATTGCAAGGGCGATGTTAGGTCGTCAAAAATGCGAAAAGGCGGTCTGAACAAGCTAGCCGAAATAGTTGTCATGGGCGTGGCTATCGGGTCTGAGATAGGATTCGAACAGCTGGGTCACTACTACGGTCATGAAGAACTGGCAGGCATTGCAGGCACTATAACCGCACTAGCTGTTTTCGGGTATATTTTCGCTATGGAAATAGTTTCTATACTGGAAAATTACGGAGAGATTAACCCACAGGCAAGCTGGATAAACAAAATAGTGGCAAAATTCGGAGTTTTTAAAGACAAGGAGGACTAATTATGGCAATGACATTTGACGAATTTGTGAAGAAATATAAGGGCAAGGGCATTAATTTCGATAAGTTGTACGGTGTACAGTGTTTTGACCTGGCTAATCAGTACAACAGAGATGTTATCGGCTGCGGTATGTTCACAGGTCTGTATGCTAGACAAATCTACGAAGATTTCGACAAGCAGGCGGTCAAGGACTATTTTACCAGAATTAAAAACACGCCGTCATTCGTTCCGAAAAAGGGTGATATCGTTGTGTGGGGCGGTAGTCTGAACGGCGGTATCGGTCATGTTGCCATAGCCACAGGCGAAGGTAACAAAAGGTATTTCTACAGCTACGATCAGAACTGGCTAGGCAAGAATGACCCATGCACACGTGTCTATCACAACTATAACCACGTTCTTGGCGTTCTGCGTCCAAAAAATCAGAGCGTTATCAATCCGCCCACACTGGAAACAAAAGGCTATAAAAAAGGTGCGAGCACGGACGGGTCATATGCCCTGAAACAACTGCTGATTCTTGACGGCGCAAAGCTGGACGATAATGCAATCATTGGCAAGGGCACTGTCAGTGCTATCAACGCAAGGCTGAAAGCATGGGGGTACAGGCCGAACGGCATCGCAGGAAAGAAATTCATCAAGAAACTGCGTGAAAAAATCAAGAAATAGTCTTATAAAATTCGCATAAAATTAGCATAAATTTAGCCGTCAGAGCGCTTGCCCTGGCGGCTGTTTTACTTTATTATTCGATTTTTTTATCTTTTGCCATATCATTCTCAACGAGTTCTACAATCAAACCGGTTAAACTTTTCCCTTTGCTCTCAGCGTAAGCCTTATATCGCTCTTTGTCGCCAAGCGGCAAGTTAAGCGTAAGTTTATCACGTTTTTCTTTCATATAGCGCATTGTGCGTTCTTTTGATTTTTCATTATACACAAATGTCACCCCCTCATTGTCATTATAGCACATATTCAATTACACGGCTATATGCAAAATGAACAAATACACGGCTATATATTTGTTGATATTTTAATATAAAAGTCATTGACATATACACGGCTATATGCTATAATAATATCAGAAAAGAACGAAAGGGGGCGGTTAAATTGGACAAGAAAATAAAAAAGCTTGTTAAGCTGGTCCAACAACTTAACAAGCTAATGATCGAGATAATCGGCTTGATTGGCTACATCTTGATCATAAAAGATTTACTTAAATAAGTAAATTCGGCAGAAAGGAGAGTTGACCGCTCTCCCAACTGCTTGAATTATACCACAAAAACGAAAGGGTGTCAATATGAAAAATGATATTTTCAAACTTTGCAAAGAGCTGCTCAAGCTTGGCGGATTGATACTTGCAGTAGCGTACCTGGTGTTAAGATAATTCAAGGAGGTAAATAACATGAAAGTTACAGTTGAAAACGAGAAAATCAAGGTCAACAGTCCGTACAACAAAAGCTTTGTCGCAGGGGCAAAGCAGATACAGGGCAAGTGGAATGCCCCTTGCTGGGTCTTTCCAGAGGAGAACAAGGAAGCCGTCAAGGCGTTGCTCATAGAATGCTACGGAGAGTGTGGAGAGCTTGGTGCGGTCAGCACTGTCACAGTAGATCTTGACCTCGACACTTATACAGAGGGCTACGAGGACGGAGAAATCAGAGTTGGCTCAATCGTTGTTCTGAAAAGACTTTATCGTGACAGAGAAGTTATTTTCTCTGACAATGCAATGCTTATAAGCGGTGGCTTTGCCGCTTCGGGCGGCTCTGCCAAAAATCCCAGGATATCAGCTGATGAGGGTACAATCGTTCGTGCTAAGGGTGTGCCTGAAACAATTTACAGTAAGATAAAGGACCATGAGGGCGTTAAGCTCGTATCTGATATAGACGTGGAAAGCTTAAAAGCAGAGCGTGAAAAGCTTCTCAAAAGAATTGCCGAAATAGACGGCTTGCTTGCGCTATGAAAGCGGCGGTCTATATAAGGGTGTCAACGCTGGACCAAGCACGAGAGGGGTACTCCCTCTCTGCTCAGCGAAAGACACTAACAGAATGGTGTGCCACAAGAGGTTATGAGGTATACAATGTGTATGCCGACGAGGGCATAAGTGCAAAAGATATTACACATCGCCCAGCGTGTCAAGCCATGCTTGAAGCGGCGTATAACAGTGAATTTGATATCATACTGATATGGGCGTTAAGCCGTTTCACAAGGTCCGTTGCAGATTTGTACGATACATGGGCTAAACTGCAAAAGCGTAACGTCAGCATAATAAGTTGCACAGAGGGTTTCGACACATCTACACCGACAGGGCGTGCTATGATGGGCGTACTTGGTGTTTTCGCCCAAATGGAGAGAGAATTGACGGCTGAAAGAGTTTCGTTTGCTTTAGCTGAAAGAGCTTCACAGGGGAAGCGGACTTGCTCTGACGTTTTAGGCTATAACCTAGACGGAAAGGATAGTCTTACTATCAATGAAACAGAGGCAGAAGTTGTTCGGTTAATTTTCCAAAAGTTCATTGAGTATCAGTCCTATCTACCTGTAGCTGAGATAGTCAACGCAATGGGACATCATGGGCGACGAGGAAGTTCATTTAACGCTGAGTCGATAAAGAAAATAGTAACACGCCCTGTTTACATCGGCTATTATAGCTTTAAGGGGCATTTATATCAGGGTGATTATGAGCCGTTGATATCGGAAAAAGATTGGAGGCACGCACAACGTATCGTACAGAAGATACGTTGCGGTCGGAGAAAGTATATCAGATAGTAGTTCAGCCGTCATCGGAGTGATCTGAGGCGGCTGATTTTATTTTTTATACAATCCGCGCAGAGCGGATATAGTGGCTATTTTTCTTCGACTGCCTTTGCCTTTTTCTGCTGTTTTTGCAGGTTGGTGAGGTTATCGCCCCAGCCTATCACTGACCAGCCATACCATGTTGTACCCGATTTTCCTGCAATGGTATTTCTCTTTGCGGTACTTAATCCGTGTCATATTTCGTGTCATATATTTATTATTTTTGGTGGTATTTTATTATTTCTACGCATATTTTAACATTTCAGGGCATAAAGAAAACCGCCTATCTACGCCATTTGACGCAAACAAGCGGTTTCGTACTGGTCGAGGTGACGGGACTTGAACCCACGGCCTCTGCGTCCCGAACGCAGCGCTCTACCAAACTGAGCCACACCTCGAAATACCACTGTAATATTATATCACACCCATCAAACCTTGTCAAGGCGTTTTTTTCTGTTTTGTATCCTCTTTGCTCTTTTTTACTGCGTTGACCTTTGGTGTATGACGAATTTATTGAAATCATTCTCATTGTAACTTATTTTCATTGACATATGCTTTGCGTTGTGATATTATATATATAAAGGTGTTCTCGTTTAAAAGTTTTTGTATGAGGTGATGAAATTAATGAATATGAAGAAAAGAATGTTGAGCATTGTCCTGTCTGGCGCAATGGCTGTTTCTACTGCTGTGTCTGCTGGATCGTTCAGTGCCTTTGCCGTGGCGCAATGTGTTGCGTATTCAGGCTCTAATGTGAATGATCAGGACTATGTGCAATGGTCTGACACAGTGAAATCTTACCTGACAGTGTGCGACAACGGCAATTATATGCGTGTCCAGTCAGGCGCTATCGAGGGCAAGCTCCTTGTGGAATATTACAGCTCTGATTTTGAACCGCTCAGCACTAAGCTTATCGACAATGAACTGCCGATCTTTGGTGCTTTCTATGACTCCGGCAATAATTATTATGTCCTTAGCGGTCAGGAAAATCCGAAACAAAACGACTCCCTCGAGGTTTTCCGTATCACGAAGTATGATAAGAATTGGAACAAAATAAAGTCCTGCGGTCTGTATGGAGCTAACACTACAGTTCCATTCGATGCAGGCTCGGCAAGAATGACCCATAGCGGTGACCACCTGCTTGTGAGAACCTGCCACGAAATGTATAAATCAAGCGACGGCAATAATCATCAGGCTAATGTTACCATTGAAGTGGATATGCCTTCAATGACTATCACTGATTCGTATACCGGCATCATGAACGTTGATTATGGCTATGTGAGCCACTCCTTCAATCAGTTTATAAAAACCGACGGCAACCATATAGTCGCCCTCGACCATGGTGACGCTCATCCACGTTCCGCCGTTCTGGTGAAGTATAATTCTGATTTTACTACAGGCAAATTCTTCCCAAGCTATTTTGAACAGGTCAGCAATATCGACGTTGTAACATACCCTGAATATACCGCCGGTCACTATAACTATACAGGTGCGGCTATAGGCGGCTTTGATGTGTCATCATCAAGCTATATCGTGGCACAGAGTACAGTTGACCTTGATTATATCAATACGTCAGAAACACGAAACGTCTACGTTTCCGCTGTTTCAAAGGATCTTTCCACAAACAAGCTCAATAAGATAACTTCTTATGCAGAGGGTACAGACTCAGCTTCTGCTCCACAGCTTGTGAAGATAAATAATAACAGCTTTTTGCTATTGTGGGCCAGAGATACAAAGGTAAGCTGTGTGAAGCTAAACGCTGACGGCACAGTAAACGGCAGTATACACACCTTTGAGGGAAGCCTTTCAGATTGCCAGCCTGTTATCAAAAACGGCAGAGCGGTTTGGTATGTTTACGATAAAAATAACGTGACATTCAACTCCCTGAACCTTTCAAATCTTGACGATATCAAGACGGTTGACGTCAAAACAGGTCATGACTACGAAACAAAGTACGCATCAAAAACTGACGGCACTGTAACACAGACCTGCAAGTCTTGCGGCTATGTGAATAAGTTCACAGTTCCGACCTCTACCACTGTTTATTGGCGCACAGACCTTTCGAATACGTCCTTTTCAAGCGTATTGAGCAAAACTCAGTTCAGTGTGGGCGACAGCATTGATTTCTGGCTTTATGACGATACAGACTACACAGTTGAATTTTCTGATCGCAGCATGGTAAGTGTAAATAAGCTTGAAAACTATGCTAATGATATCAGACGTATCACATTCAAAAACGGCGGTTCACTCACTGTAAAAATTTATCCTACATACAATCCGTCTGTAGCAAAGACATACAAACTCACCTGCGGATGCACGAGCCACACATATGGCAGTGCTGTTATCACAAAACAGCCTACCTGCACATCAGAAGGTACAAAAACAAAAACTTGTACGCAGTGCGGAGCAACAGTAACAGAAACAATTGCAAAGCTTTCCCACAGCTATACAACCACGGTTGTTGCACCTACTTGCACTACTAACGGCTACACTCTCCACAAGTGTTTTGTTTGCGGTACTTCATACAAGGATAGCACAACAAAAGCAACAGGTCACAGCTACGGAAATTCTGTTGTAACAAAACAGCCAACCTGCACATCAGAGGGTACAAAAACAAAGACTTGCACAAAGTGCAATGCGACAGTTACAGAAACTATAGCAAAGACTTCACACAAATATGCTAACACAGTTGTTGCACCTACTTGCACTACTGACGGCTACACTCTCCACAAGTGTTCTGTTTGCGGTACTTCATACAAGGATAGCACAACAAAAGCAACAGGTCACAGCTATGGAAATTCTGTTGTAACAAAACAACCGACCTGCACATCAGAGGGTACAAAAACAAAGACTTGCACAAAGTGCAATGCGACAGTTACAGAAACTATA